TGGTTCAAGATAACCATGATAATGTTTTTGGCTGCCACGCCCTTATACCTAATTTTACGTTGTCTGTGAAACAAAAAAAAAAAACAACGGTAGTCAGAACCAACTGGCTACCGTCATTCCTCTATTCTCTATCCTCTATTTCTTGAACGCATCTTGCAAATAGAGCCAAAACTCTAGAGCCTTGTTATAAGCATAGTCTCTCATCTTATCCTCATTCATATAGTGGGCATAGGAGAAAGCCATGTCCATCTTCTCTGCAAACTTCTTGAACTCTGGAGACTTCTTAACCTCTTCATAATCACATGGTTTCTGGGGAATCTCAAAACCATTTTTCTCCATAGCGTCGTGCATCAACTTTTCTTGTTCTTGTGTTGCAGGGTGCATATTCTTGAAGGCATGAGTTCTTCCTGCATTTACAAACTCCCCGTCACGTGCAATATAGCACATTGAAGACAATTCATATGACCACGGCAACTCTCTCAACTTCTCTGCAACCATAATGAACTGAGTACCGTCAAGGAATTCCTCAGCAAGAATGTCACCAAATTTCACGTCCTTAATCGTCCATGACTTAAACATCCTACGCAAGATGTGTGGGTTAATCTCTACCTCTGTTCCGTTGTTATCAATCAAGAACTGTTTATAACCGTCAGTGCTCAATTTATAAACAGCACCCACCTTAAAGGTTTGTCCTTCTTCACTATAATCTTGAGTGCAGACAAACCATCCAGTATTGGGCTTAATCATGTCCTCCTTGTGCTGGAAAAGCTTATCGAGAGCACTCCCTTCCGCTTCATTGTCCAACGTTAACTTCTTGAGGTCTTCGTCCATTGCATTGCTTATAATCGCAATCTCCTCCCTCGTTGCTGGCCTCACTGTTGCATCCTCAATGTTGACATGTTCGTAGGTCTTATATTCACCTTTTGGCGTCACCACACTCATGAATAGTATCTGAGCACCTTCTGGTTCTGTTAACATATAGTTTCCTACATATTTTTCTCCCGACTTCTGTTCAACAGCAATTTCCATTCCTTCACACAAATCCTTTTTAGTCCACTCGTGCACAAGGAACCTACAATTAATGAAGCCTTTCTTGCCTGTCTTGGATGTTAGGGTATTGTCAGCCTCACAGTAACTGACATCGCCTGCCCGAAACCTTTGTCCTTCGGGGGAAATGTAGTCCTTCTCCAGGACGTACCACTTGCCTTTTTTTGTAATAGTCATTTCTCTTTTTTTTTGCCTAAAATAATCCTAAGTCTTGCATATCCTCAGGTGCAAGAGTTGAACCTCCATGCTTTGAATTCTCCTCACTTGTCACCTCGTTATGCCTCCTAATGTAAAACTTCCTATCCTTTGTCGGCATTGTCATCAACTCTGAGTAAGGAATGTGAATGTATTTGAAACACCCGAACAATTCCTCTCTCAGCGTCTGTGCAAAATTAGGCGATATGCCAGAAAACATAATCGTCCCATTCAAGAAAGCACTTGAATGTGCCCCCTCCTTGTGACACAGGCCTTTCAACCTCAACCTCAAAGTCGACCCCAGGCTGGTTGTCGTAGATAAACCTTCTGAAAGCAAGGGAATCACTGGCTGGCATGTTCATAACAAAGTCATGGATGAATTTCCTATCAGTATTTCCGTCAATACTGACAATCTGCATCTCCATCATATTGGTGATGGTCTTTGTGTAAGGAGTGCCGTTCTTCGTGTTCTGCTTCAAATTCTCAAGCCACTTCTGGAGTTTTCCGTTAGCGTCAATTATCTGATTCCTGTCCAATTCGTTCATCTTCTCATCAGACTGCAACACACCCTTAATCTTATCTATTGCTTCCGTCAGGTCATAAATGGCAACACCTTGAGATTCCCTCTTGTTTATCTTCTGAAGCAATTGCTCGTCCTTCTTTGTAAGGAACTTAAACTTGATGCTATTTCCCAGTCTTGGCAACTTGAAATCGAAATGACCGTTCTCGTCACCTTTCAAAGTGAACGGCTTGTATTTCAACTTGGACAAATCAACAGAGGTCTCCACCTTCTGTCCTGTCTTGGGGTCTGTGGCAACAATTGGAAAGTCATTACCATAGGACGTACCGCGCAGGAACACCATAATGGCATCCACATCACCTGCAATGAGATTGTCTACGTCAATGTTCTTATTAAGAATCTTCTTCTTAAGGAGAATGCTTGATATACTTCCACTCTCATACAGATTCGGAGAAGTGATAAGATTCTCGTCCGCTGCTGTCAGATAACCAACAGGAACCCTGTCAATCTTGAGTTTGTAACACTCTCCCTTTGAAGGCAGAGGAATAAGGTCATATTGTGCATTGGGGTCAACATTGTTATGTATTGCCTCGTTTGCTGCCAATTCCATGTTAAGATTCACTGGTTCAGACTCCGCATTCTGTGCTGCCTGAACAAAACTGTCAGTAACACTTTTCTTTTCAGGAGTTTCATCTTCAATGCTGTCTGCCAACTCGTAAAGGTCTGGCTCATCACTTGTAAACTGGTCATAGAAAGATTGTGTCTGTGCTTTAATGTCTGGGTCTTCTGTAATATCGACCACTTCTTGTTCAGCGTCCAATGCTTCAAAAAGGGTCTGAGAATCATCCATATTGTTAATTGCATCCATCACATCAAACTTCTTACTCTTCGACTTGAACTCAGCCACACATTGTTTGGCGAAGTCTGGGTCAATTTGAGCCATCTGCTGATATGTCTCATTAAGGATTTGGTCAATTTTGGGGATGTTTTTCGTCTTACCTCTCAACAATGCCTCTTCCCTTGTCTTGGTATGCATCTCATAAGTAGACTTATAGAATAAAAGTGCTTTCTCTTGCTCTTCTGTCAATGTTTTCTTTTTTGCTGCCATATTTCTTTCTTAAATTCCGATTATTTTAAAATTTCCATTCTCTTTACATAAAGTAAGTATCTGGTTTGTGTTAATTTCTCTTCAATTTCACACTCCCTCAAGACAAAGTTAACACGTTTCCCACTGTTATTAAGAAAACTTAACCTCATTTGCCTTCGGGGAATGTTCTGCTCAATGAACATATCTCTCTCCTGCTTGCTGCCTCCTTGCTTAACAAGTTCCCTTCCAGCAATATGAATGTTCTGTGTTTCCTTGTACCATTGTCTAAGTTCCTCCTCAAAAATAAGTTCTGCCTTATCTATATTAAACTGGGCTGCAACCAAAAACTCGCGTTGCCCGACAAATTTGTCAATCATGCTGTCAACAGTCTCAAACTGCAATTCATTTGGTGTATACAACGTACACTCTGCCTTGGCAAAAGAAACTCTGTTGTCAACTTTGTGGGGGCCTTTATCCCAGGAATTAAGCAAATAATAAGTGTCATGACTGAAACTATTATTAGAGAATCTTTGGCAAGCATTGTAAACTATTGCACCATTGGACGAATCCTCAGTAATAAGAGCGTCCGCATAATCCTGGTCTGTTTTATAATATCCGTTAAGGTTGTCCTTTATATCTATGGACGCACCTTTTGGGTAGGGCATAAAGAGTTCGAATAACATGCTTTTTCTTAAAATATAGTTTTTTTTGCGAAAAATACAAACCAATTTGGTTTTTCATCATTTTTTGTTGGGGAAATCGCTAAATCTTTTAGCCCACCTTGTTCTCGTTCAGTTTGTTGACATGACGTTTTGACATATCCTTCTTCTTACTAATTATCTCTCCTTGGATTTTTAACCTCTCCCTTAATGTTTTCATCACCTCTTGTGGTCTTTCATTCACATCCTTTTCCTTAATGCGTAACAATGGTATTCCATGTAATAAAGCCCATCGGTCTTTCTGTTCGTCCACCCTCAAGTTATGCTTCTGCATGGGATTGAGGTCTTCTTTCTTGTAAACCCTCTCGTCTGCATGAAAATACTGCCCGTCAAACTCTATGCCAATACGATAGTCAGGCAAAAAATAGTCCATCCACCTACCTATCTCTTTCATTTCAAACTGCCAGACATATCGCACACCAAGTTTGTCAAGGAAATTCTTGGCAAAAGACTGTTCTGCCTTGGATGTGCCGAAATCGGGATGTTTTCTTTCCTTCTTTACCTTGGAGTGTGGTGGGAGTCTCTTGTCACTCAACTTTTTCTTGGCTGTGCTCCCCTTACCTCCAGTTGTTGTCCTTTTTCTCGATATCTGTCTCATCCATTATAATTATCTCAAATTGCAAAAAACAGCAAAGGCGCATCAAAACGATGCGCCCGTGTGTAACCTAAAATGCAAAACGTATTTTTTTAATAAGCCAAAATGCAGTACTGTGGCTGGATGTTGATTGTGATTTCAGCCAATGCATCAGAAGAATAGTTCAAAGCACCAAAATCAACATTATCCGTCAGCATACAGTTCTTCATAATCCACTTGCTTACTGCAACACCTGTTGGGTCAAGCATTGAAAGTTCGATGTCTCTTGCATATCCTGCAAAATAACCCATACGACCAGTCACGGATTCCGCGTGCAAACGCACCCACTCCATAAGAGCCTGGCTTGCAGAAGGACCAATCGGGTCGCGGAAAGTGATGTTTAAAGGCTGCCAGATATATCGACCAGCGACATATGTTTCTGTATTAAGGAATGGAATCGCGGTCTTGCTTATCTGTACCTTTGGACGCTGAGCCGTAGAAACATACCAAGAAGCCAAACCGAGGCTATCTGGGAATGTTAAAAGGAATCTATGTTGCCTAAGCAATTCACTTTGCATCGGCGCATTGAGTAATAAATCTGCCATCTTGTATTGTTTGTCTAATATATTATTCTTAATGTCAACGTTTCGAGATTTTAAACTTCTCTTCTCACGTTGTTAATTATAAATATCACGTTTTAGTTTTTTAATCGTCGTGACCACCATCAATACTTTCTTTTTCAGACAGAGCCTTGTCACACATTAGCCATATCTTCTTGTAGAATTGATATTTTTCACCGTCAACGTCTGAAGAGTGGTTTTGTAATCCCCCTAAAGCGATATCGCGTATCTTAAGAATACCCTCATCTTCTGCTTCTGGCTGCGATGCTTCCGTGGCCTCATCTTCTGGCATGGTTTCCTCCATATCTTCGTTTGATGCAATACCATAATCATCAGCCAGAATTTGGTTAGCCATCTGAAATTGATTTTCCGCTTCTACTAAAATGTTATACTTCATTTGCATTTAAAGTTAATTTCTTAAAAGTTTTTCTAATTATAAATATCATATATTTAAAAATTTTCATATCTTTGCAAAAATATTTTCAAAAACGTCATGAAAAAGCTAAAAAAACAAAAAATGAGGATTGGAGATGATTATCTCAAAATCCAAAGGAAACTCAACCGAGAGATTGAACTTGAGAGAAACGGTGGTCGATGGATTGCAGTTGACCGCCCGTGGAAAAACAAAAAAGCCTACGACAGAAAAAGAGACAGGAAAATTCAATTCGATGCTCCTGTCTCTCTTTTTTCAACTAACCTTGCAACGTCTTGTTGACAACTTGCTTTCTTTTAAAGCAGTTGAAATCTTCTGTCTTTATTTTATCCACAATGGATTGGACTGATACACCAATGGTATTTTTAATCCTCTTACTTAGTTTGGACAACTTATCAGGCTTGTTTTGTTTGACAAACAAGGACATTTGAACCGATTTGTTGTATCCCTTCCGTAAATTTACGCTTGATAGGTTAGTGTCAAAAATAACTTTCCTGGTATCAAAAATTTCCCCATGTGTGGTAATGTACTCCTTAAGGGTTTTTTGACAGAACCTGTTTATCCGAGCAATTTGATTTTTATACTCTTCTTTTTCCCTCTCCTGCTTGGGAATTATACACATGGACACGTTAATCTCAACCACATAAGGGTTGTTGGGATTGACTTGTGTAATTCGGGTGACGACTTTCCTGTTGACCCTAATGTCATTCAACGGTGTAATGGATTTGTTTTTTGGAATCATTGCGAAAAAAAAATTAACGATAATATATAAATTATATTATCGTTAATGCCAAATATTTTCTAAAGTTTTTTCCAAAAATCGTTAATTATCATCTACACCATCAGGTTTGTGTTCATCAATCTTCTTCATAATCGTCTGAAGGCAGTTAAGGAAATCATAATAAGCATAACTACCCTCCACCTCACTATAAGGGTCATAAGATGAACCATAGCCCATACCCGATGATTCATACTCAAGTTCACCCTTGCCAGTGTAGAACTCGCCAGTTTCAGTGTCTATAACCTTAACCCAACCATCATCACCAAACTCAAACTCCATTGACATGTCTGGATACCTTTCTTCTAACTCTGCCTGAGAACCACTATCTGCAAACTGTTCCCCTACATCAGGTGTTTCGACACTATCACCATAATCCTCATCATAATCGTCCCTGTCAAACTCCCTTAGTATCTGTTCAGTCATTGCATAGACCTTTGCCTTCAATTCTGATTCGCTTATCTTCATCATACTTAATTTTTGCAATCTAATTTCATTTAATTTTCCATCAAGACATCCCTAATCTCAAGCAACTTGGCTATGTCCTGTACAATGGTTTCTTCACAGAAAGTCTTGTTCTCTAATTGTTCCTTGAAAATGGCAAGGCTTTCCTTTTCTTCCTCGTCGGCCTCTTTCATTAACTTTGAAACAGTATCCAAACATTCATTCTTGAAACGATTGAATACTTGTTCGTGTCTCGACTCCACTGCTGGCTTCTTAAAGTCTAAGATACTTTGAACCAAAGACTGCTCCTCTTCTGTGAGGTTGGCAATCTTTTTCTCAAGTTCCTCAGAAAGTGTGATGATATTTGCCTTGGATTCTGTGATAGGGGTTTTATGTTGCTCGATATAACTTGCAATGGAATTCATTGTATTGGTATAATCCGAAAGGTTTGCCAGCCTCTTCTCTTCCATCAACATCTTCTCGCAATCCTTGAAATACTTGACCGCTTCTTCGTTTATAACATAACCACCAATTCCATGCTTGGCCAAGGTTTCTGCAAGTTTGTTGGTACTCTTCCTAAATGTACTCCTGTTGATGTCTGGGGCTGCTAACGCCAAACATTCTGAAATGTAAGCATGTGGACCACCTTCACAATTGTATTTTCTCAACGCATCCATGAAACGGAATGCGGAACGTAAGTTATTGTCATTTTTAATCAATAACGTACACTCTTTCAAGGCTTGTTTGTCTTTCTTGAAAAGTCTTGGCAATTCGGACTCTAACATATAGTTCAACTCTCCGAAAGTCATCTTTTTGTTAGATTCGGGATAATTGCTGTATGTCTTGTACTTGTTGTAGATGTCCGTTGACTCTTTCAATAGTTTGTCAGACAACTCGAAATTCTGATTCTGTATGGCTTCGTTCATCTTAATTGTGAGTTCTTGCCATTCCTTTATGTATTTCTTGAATTCTTCCATTGTTAAAAACACTATTTATATATAAATAGTTGGTCATTTTAAAATGAAGTTGGTCTTAGGGCATTTCTTTGAATAGCCTCTTGTATTGCGACTCGTTAATGATTATCTCCTTCTTCCTTATACTCTCCCCTAAGTTCCCTCCTTGAGGTTTTATGCCCTCACTGAAAAATCTATCAATCTCGCCCAACACACGCCTCCACTCTGGGTGTACATAATGGGCACTCACCGTTTGCCCATTGGTGAATATGTCCACATACAACTCTTCATTAGCATAACTTGCAATAACATTTCTTAACACAGCCCTTTGTTCTCTGGTTGGAGGCTGTGAAAGGTCTATGGATTGTTGAAGTGTTCTTATGTTACCGTAGCGCAGAAAGTCATAAGTTCCTTTGATGCCCTTGATAACAGTAACATTGTTATGTTCCATTGGAGTATAAACGACAACGCCGTTCGTTAAAATGAAGCCCCTGCAATCCTTGTAATATTCACCATGAGGCAACAGCTGCATTGCCAACTTGTTTAATTCTTCTGGATTGTTGATGTCTATATCCTGATTATTATAGAGTTCACTAAGTTCAAAACGACATGTCTCATTTTTTTCTAGTTCACCTACAATTCTTTGTGCTGTCAAATGTCCGAACGTCTCTTCAAGTTCGTTGTAATCACAGTACTCATCACCAATGTGGTGAAAAAAGACGTTATCAAATGTCTCGAATTCAAAGCGAACATTATCACGAACATACTCAAATAGGTTATCTTGTGACGGCCTTAATGACATATCTTGAAGCCATTCTTGGTATTCTCTATCATCAAAATCCCACGAAAATTCTATCTCTCCAACATTTTTGAGGTCTATAGTTTCTGTTATAAGTTTCAAAGGTCCCATGTTTATAAATATTTAAAAAATTCAGAAAAAAAATCGGGGACTTAAATAATCCCCGACTTTCTTTGGTAGTTTGTTGTTACTTAACTTTCGAAGTATACATCGTTGTTGGTAACCACGAAATTAAGTGTGATATACTCAAGAGCCCTAATAGGCTTGATATATATTACCGCACCCAGTTCCAACCTATCACGTGCCTCCTCGGAATCATCAACTTCCATGTGCCATTTCTCGATTGCACGGTTATCCAAGAAACTTTGCATGATACCGTTGATTATACTCCTGAATGACTTGACAGTTGAATTGTCATTCGGCTCAAAGATGAGACCCAGACAGCCGATTGCAATCAGCTTCCTCATACGAAGAACCATACGCCTTACGTCAACACGGTTCATAAGGTCGTCTTCCTTGCGCAAGGTCTTCTGACCCATAACAACAATACCTTCCTGTGTATATGTGCGTACTGGGTTAATGTTTGCCTCATACAGTTCATCAGCCTCGCTGTTCTTGAGATTCTTCCTTGCGCGGATTGCCTTAACCTTACCCCTTGTAGTGCCCGCTGGTGCAAGGTTCATAGTCGTATTTGTGTTGTCTGATTCAGCCAAGTTGCGTACAATATCGCGAGTTGGTGGTAACCATACATATTCGCCGTTATCCTCAATCTTAATCCAAGGATAGTATGTTGCAGCATAATCACTGTAAAGTTCCTTGTCTTCGAAATCAGAAACAATCTCATCAACCTCTGGCACATCTTCCTCGAAATCGCTTGCACCACTTTCCTTATCAGGAGTAGTTACAATGTAGAAAGTATCAGCCCTATCTTCGAGAATATTGAATGTCTCTTCAATAAGTTTGGTATTGTTGATACTGTCAATACCAGGAGTTGCCAACAGGTTAATATCAACCTCATCAGGATTCTTCAAGAGAGAGATGCCAGCCAGCGTGCTGTAATAGTCACTGGTAATTGCACGTCCTTCAATACCATAGGTACTTGCATCGTTCAATGTATCGAAACTGTAGCCAGCACCAGTCGTGGTGTTGATGTAACCCTTATATGTACTGGCAGCAAACTCATCTGTGTTGGTACGTTGGTCGCGATAAACATCCCAACCGTCGAAACCACCTGCAAAGTGCATAGTGAACTTACGGAGTTTGATGTCCTCAAAGATACTACCTGCCATTTCTGCCTCACCAGCAATAATCGGAGAGTTGGTAAGTGAAGAGGTACGTGCATTCACACTTACAGTGTCAAACACATAGCCTTCAACACCGTCAACTGTTATTTTTGGTGCTTCGTTGGCATTACCATATGAATCCTTACTTAAACGGCAGTCAAGGTGGAAGCCGTGAGAGACGAAGTCAGGGTCTTCCAGAGTTGCCATCTTACCCTTGAATGAGAAGTAGTCATAGTCAAAGCCTGTCCTGTCTGAAATACCGAAATACTGCTTCTTCTTGGGAACATCCTCATAGTAGTTCAAGTTGTAGGCAATTGGTGCAATGGACACGTTCTTATCACCGCTTTCGGGGGCAATGGTTGCACCATTGTAAACTGGGATTGAATAACCCATGAAACCAGCAGGAACACTGTTCTTGGCCGCAGTGCTCTCAGCAACCTCAACAGTAATGAACTTAGACTTACTCTCGTAGATACCATCAATAGTACCAATCTGATAGCCTATGAACTTCTTACCACTTGCCATTGTACACTTGGTGTAGCGTTCCAGTACATTGACGTTGGAATCACCATCGCCATAACTCCTTACAACGACATCGAACTCACCACTATCAGGGCGAATGTTCTCAATGCTGACCTTAACCTCGGTTCCAGAACCTGCACCGTCGCTGATTGTATGGAAGCGGAACAACTTGTTCACCTCAATCTTCTTGGCATCACCCTTTGCATTGGATACAACCCAAGGTGTAGAAGAATACCTATACTGTGACTTATAGTCGTTGAGGTCACACAGAACAGGAGTAATCGTATCATTAACAACTGTCCTACCATTCTCGGCTTTAAAGACTATACCCGTATAAGTCTTACCGCTAACAACAACACCGTCCAAATAATAAGTGTTTCCTGATATAACAGGCCAACTACCATCGAAATTCCTGTCAACAACCTCACCGCTTGCTGAATCTTGACGCAACTCAAATGTTGAAGCAGCCTCCTTAATCTTCAGATTACCTGAACTGTTGATTCCAGTAATCTCGTGTTTAACTTCGATACCAGGTATAGTCTGTTCGGTCGTAGGACAGCCTGCGTTCTTGTAATACAAACCATCCTCATAGTTGTATACAATGCTACCGCGCCTTGACATTTCGCTCGTTTCAGCCTCACTCAGCACTCGGTCCATTGCTGTCAGGCGTTCACTCTCAACTGCTATAGCTTCTGTTTGAGACTCGTCATAAGCCTTATAAACATAATGTTTTGTACCATTAGGTTCTGTAATCAATGTTACTGTGTAAATATAACCCTCCTTACATTCTGCTGACTTATAAATGTCCACGCCAGAAACACCTTTTACAAGATACTCTGTAGATGCACCACCAAATGCAGTTGCTGTCATTAGGTTCGCTACGGTAGCTTCACTTGCACCGATGTTAATGTACTTACCTGCATATTGGCCATCAGTAATCTCAAATGCACCTCCGACAACAATTACGTCATCGCTTTTTGCCGCATCTGCTGCTGAGTAAACATTTTCAGTAGGTACTTTTGTGGGCATTGGTGTGTTGGTTTGATAGTCAAATACATAGTAACGTATTGAATCTGGACTGCCATTGGTCAACCTATTTGCATACAGGTAACGCTTACCCATATCTTTCTTGGTTAACTCATTTTCATACTTGGTAAGAATTGCTGTAATAGGTGACAAGCCTCCATAATCAGCAGCATAAGCCACATCAAATGAAGTAAGGCCAGAAGATACTAAATCGTAACCCTTGTTTACTACCAAGTCTTCCCATGCAACGTCAAACAGAGACTCCACAAACAATGGTTGGTCACCGTCATCGTTGGATGTACCCAATACTTTGAGGATATAATCCTTATCAGACTTGTTCAGAGAAACAGGGATGCTTACAACTGTAGTCTTGGTTTTGTCAACAGAATCAGGCGTATCACCCTCGTTAGAAGGCCCGACAATACACTTGATAGTAAATCTACCCAAGTCGCCATAAATTGCATTAAATCCTGCTGGTGTTCCACTCAAGGTATAGGGAACACACTCACTCCCAATTGAGTTAAGTGAATAATACCTATCCAACTTGACTGCATCCATATTGTACGAAGTTGGTGCTGAACATGACACAGCTGAAGACAACTCACCAACCTGATAGGTGAGAGAATCATATGCACTATTACATGGGCAGCCTGTATCTGTCGGCATCTTAGCCAAGTCTGGACGATAGCCATAGCCACCCCTAGAACGGAGCACTGCTATTACGTGTTTCTTGCTACCAGCCTCACTAACTTTCTCACCCGTGATAAGCCATGCTGGGCCAGCATTGTAGCCACTGAAGCCAAGAGTCCTTACAACACACAGTTCTATACCTTTATCCAGATATGCATTCGCAATATACGGAAGTTCGTATTTAGGATAATTGGAACCTAAAAACTTCTTCGGGCTTGTCCCACCGAATACAGAAGCATACTCTTTGGGAGAGTGTACCCAATATTTCTGGAAGGCAGGTCCCTTAAGTGTTTCACCAACCAGTGCGAGTTTAGTCACACCGATGCTACTTGCAGCGGCTTTCATATCTACGGTTTCAGAAGCATAGATGCCAGGAGAGACATGAATTCTGTTAATATCTGCCATTTTATTATTTAATTTATGAATTATTATTCAATGTTATTAAAAGCCGCTACGAGTCCAAGACTTTCACGGCTCGGTATATATAAATATTTTGAAAAATCGAAAAATGGGCGATTATCGGATAATAAACTAAACATTTATTATTTCAGCCGCATTATGAGGGTCGTTGACTATCACGCTATCAAGGTCGTAACATACCAACCTAACATGCGATTCCTCTAATAAATCCACACTTTCCACCTCTATTCTAACCGAATCCCCTTGGAGTATTTCTACATCAGAATCTTCAATATTGACCAAAACATTGTCCACGAAAATTTTATAGGAATTAACATTTTTCAGTTCCATACTTTCTATTCCAAGATGATAACGACTGATAAATTCACATTGGCTGGAACAATGGTTGAAAGTGGCATCTATCACTACCTTCTTGTTTACATAGAATTCATCCTCTGTATTTTCCCAACAGGCCTGAACTCCGCATAACTCTTCAATTTCCACCTCAGCCTTTCTTGATGGCGTGTTCATCACATCGTCAATATTCAACGGGTCGATTGGGTCTTTAATATGAACATCAGTAACACATTCTTGCATTGCTTCCCCTTCCTCGGTTGGGGAATCCATCCTTAAGGGGTTAATGTTAAACTTTTCCTTTTTCGTTCTCAAACTGGCATTCCTGCCGCTTGTGAATTGAAGCCTTGACCTACTCGGTTCTTTGGTCACCACAAAATCATCCTCTGATATTATATATCCCAACACTTTAATTTGAAATGTCTGGGAATAATATTTCCTGTCATCAATGATATATTCACTCTCATCATTAATTGCATTAAGAAGCGTGGGCAGTGCATAACCATTGGGGAAGATATAACGAGTCAGGGACTTAAACTCCTTTTGAATCTTTGTGTTCATAAGGTTGAGAGTCTTATATTCATTAGCAAAGACTCCGACGGTATAAATCAGGTCTACAGGCACTGGTTGTCTCATTGAATACACCTCTGTATATTCAACGCCGTTTTCATCTAACGCCCTAACCTTAAAGACTGGAAAAGTTAGATTACCTGGAATAACACAAGCACCGCCGTGGATAGTTCCTTTCTGAGGGTTGGACTCTCTGGTTATTGTCTTGAAGTTGATATCAAGATTACCCTTTTCGTCAAGATTCTGCCACGTCTGACCATACTCACTAATCCTTTGATTGGAGAAGAGTTTATATGTCTTAAAACTTTGACCATTGTGGGATATATCAAGAACTGTATCGACCCACTTGAACATTTCCAAATCTATATCCTCATATTGCAGGGGTTTTGGAAAATGAGGCTCGTTCTCAACCACCTTCTTGGCTGCATTAAGTCTTCTCTCTTTACCAAAGGATATGTTCCTGTTCTTGAAATTCTTAATTATATGTTTTGGACTTTGCTGCATGATTTCTAACCGTTAAATGTTGCTTCGTCAACCCAAGACGCTGTTATGCTCCTGTAGAATGGGACAGTACCGAATTGCAGGTGTTGGTTGTCAAAATTATTCTTGCCGTCATTCTCTACTTGAAAATACACCATCATCTTCTCCGAAACCTGTACACCGACAAAATCACCTACCTTTATATCAACTTCAAGGTCTATAAGAGTCTGTTCCATAACCCCGAACTTGAGTTTGCCCATTTTTTGATACGTGCCGAAATTCTTCTGCTTCTCATAGGCTTTCAACTCTGGGGGTTCCACTTCGTAGACACATGGAACTTCAACTGGAGGTAAATATATGATACTGTCCGATTTAGTCTCGCCATAGAGGCTGTCCTGATTGGTTTTGGTCAAATCGACCTGATATAGAACAATGCTTTGCCCCATATCACCTTCTATATATTCCCGTGCCAATTCCATATCAAACTTGAACTGTTCCCTGTCATAAAACAACCTGTTTCTCTTAACAGGAACCATCCGTTGTTGATTTGTCTTAAATTCCATTCGTTAACGCATTTATATATAAATATCAGAAAAAACAAAGAGTGACTGTTGATTTAGTCACTCTTCTTGGATATCTAACACTTCTTTGATAGTTAGTCAATAACATCCTTAATGTTCTTCTTTTCTGCAAAGTTCATTCGTTTTACCATATCCTTGAACTTGTTCTGTGCTTCCATCTTCAGTGCACCATCCTGTGCCTCGGCCTCATCATATAGTCCGACATAGTCCTGACCAGTCATCTGTGAAGCAAACTTAGCAATATCACGTCCTGTTGCCATTTCTTTTTAGTATTTAATGAATTATTGGTTATTTTCCTGTTCCATTTCTTTCAAACGCTTGCGGACATTAGTCTCAATGAAAGTACTTAAGTCTGCAATCTGGTTGAATACATCATTGATGTTGTTTTTATTTAGTCCCCACCCTTGTAAGTAGTTAATTCGTGATTGGATGTCATACCCGAACGATGCGGAAGTGAAGGCTGCACATAAGTCTGCTTCCTGTTCTTTCACGTCCTTGGCGACATTGTGACTATAGAACCTCTTCAATGCTGGGTTGTTCTTGGATGCAAAAGCCCAGTGCCTCAATTGGTGGGTATATTCATGCAATAGCGTTGGAAACTTAATGTATTCATCGTTAACAAGATTAATTTGCCCTGTGTTTGTGGCATTTCCCCTTGCACCTCCAAGTGCTTCTCTTGTGTTATCGACATTAATGACAACATTGCCACCCTCATTGCTACCAGCAAACTCAATTAATGCCTTACATAGTAATTCATCTTTTTCGTCCGCAGGTTTTTTATCCCACCACCAGTTGTCTTCTGGCTCTTCGGGTTCTCTTTCCGCTTCCCTTCCAGGTATCGGTTCAACATCAAGGATGTCATATGCATAGTAACTAAACTCACGTTCACTTCCTGGAATAGTCTTACCTTTCAGTTTGCGTTGCATCAAATCATATTTGCTGCTCTCTGGTAACTCCTCTATTGTTTCAACACCCTTAGTTTCTAAGTATCGTTGGATTATCTTAGCTTTCTCTTCTTTTGTGTATGGGATATGCTTGTAACTTTTACCTAACAAGACAATTGGCTCTACACCTTCTTTGGGTTGATAGCCCATCTTTTCCCATTCCTTGGTTGGGCGTATTTGTGTGGCCTTACCATCACGGGCGAACCATGCAAGCATGACATTGGTCCAACCTAAATTATAGGTATTGTGCTTTCGCAATTCAGCCCTATACTTTATAAGATTTTCAATAAAATTTTTCGTCTCCTCACTCTCAAGGCCTTGAGACACTATACTCTTGAATTCTTCAATTCTTTTCTTTGCTTCTGCGTCTTGAGGTGTTTGGGTTTGTATTTTCTCAGCGGCTTCGATGCTCTTAAGCATTTCCCTTACCACTGGTTCAAGGTTGGAGGTTATGTCATCAAAACCCCTCTTATCTTCACCTTCGGGACTTGTTTCTATCTCTGGAAGGTCGTTGATAAACTTCTTGACCATGCCCATTTGTTTATCATTTTCACCATCCCACAGTATCCATCCCCATGTATGTGGGGCATACTGACCCAACTTGCTTGGTAGATACACCATGCCATACTCCTTCAACTTGTCCTTGCTTTGAATCGTATTGTCTGTCGAAGTCTTTGGGTCTATATATACAAGCAACGGACTTTTACCAGTCTTTGTGTTGTATACCTTTTGAATTAGATTGAAAGTTTCGTTTAGAATTGCCATTTTGAAAAATCACTTTTTAATAATAAATATCAAAAAAAATCTATTTTGGCAATTTTGGTTGATATGGACTAAAAAAACCGTTCCCTTTCAACCTCTCAATACATAACGGTTTTAATTTTGTATGTATGTAACAACTTACAATTCTCTCACCGATATATGACATCCAATGTGTCTGATAATCATATCTCCCATCTTCAGTGAAATCTCTGGCATTGGTAAGATACTTGTTGTATGTATAATTGAGGTGATAATGTTTGTCAATATCATCGAGGATTTTAAAAACAAATTCACACATCTGGCAAAAATCATGCCATGTTAGAACCATTGAATTATTTGTGTATAACACATTATCAGACGTAAAATATCTGTATAAGTCATTGTGGTTTTTGAATATGTTTAACAAGTCACGTCCTCTCTTTCTACCATGACACACAGCATATTGAAGGGCAATAGGATACATTAACACTATTGGCTTAAAGCATATAACTTCCCCTTCTTGGGGCAATCTGCCAATTTCCTGCCAATTAAATGGCCGCCTGTATTGTTTCAAAACCACATAATCACTTTTGAGATTGTTTTTCCAAATATAGTACATTGTACATAATTCACAATAGAATGTGTTTAGATGGTTGATTGACTCTCCACTATAAGAAATATCGTTACCTTTGAATAGGGTTGTATTATCATCTTCTTTTAGATGATATTCTTCAATCTGATTATCGTTAAAATATGTTATATATGTCTTAACGTTCCCCATATGTCACTTAATTGTTTCGGATGATAATGATATCGTTATATATCAATTTTTAACTAAATCATAAAAATTAACTGCATTTTTAAGGTCTTCACTATAATCTCTTCTTAGTTTTTCCTCAGAGAACCCATAATGTATGCCCCACTTCTTGGATTTGTCCTCTGCCGACAACCTTTCATTGAATACTTTGTATCTGCTTAATAGGTACTCCAAAGACAAATGGTGATTGATATGTAATAGATAGATATCACCATCGTAATATTTAACAATTCCTCTTGGAGTGCATGTGTGAGAACCAACAGTATAATTTATTTCACTTATCTTATTTGGGTCGAACATAACAACCTTACCATTTCCTTTGACTGCCTTATTACTTACTTCATGCAACAGTTTACCCTCGGTGTATTGTGGTATATCTTCTGATATGAAATCATACCATTTGGGTGAGCATATTGTACACCCATTATCTTTCATATTTTGGAGCTCATCATTGTTGCGCAAATAGAGACATTCGTCTATATCACACACAATCACAAAATCAGCAACCCCTATGGACTCTTTCCATTTTGTGTTCTTAATATCACGTTGGACTGCGTTTCTTTTTCCTTCAGTTGAAAAATTCCTTACTTCAATCCAGTCGAATTGTTTAAGATAGTCTATGCTTCCATCGGTTGAACCGTTATCATAAACTATAGCTTTTGTAACTGGTATTCTCTTCCAGTAGTCTACCACGAACGGTAAAACGTCCATCTCATTCCAACATAATGTATATAAATGTATTGTCATAGTTTTTTTTTAATTAATTCGTAGACTTGACTTAGTTCATTAAAATATGACATGCTGCCAACTTTTTTTCAACTTTATCATAAGGTTCCCCATACATAAAGTATAACCTCCCTGGGTCATCGGGATACTCGTCAAGCCCCTCCAGACTCTGATATGCCAGACTCACAACACCGTCCATGCAGTCCTGCATGGAGAAACACCCTGAATTCTGAATCAACTCAAGATTGATGAATGTCTTAATCTTTACGACCCTCTGTACATATTGTTTGTCGGGTGTTAATCCGTTACAAATACCTGCTGGTTTATAGTTGAAGTTCTCACCCCAAAACTCATTCACCTTGGTAGTGAATATTAACTCATATTGATTGAGCCCATCCAACTCACGGCCAATATGATTGATGAAACCAAGGTAAAGGTCGTTTTCTGTATAGTCCATCGAATCATCATCAACGCCAGAATCAACCCCCGAATGGTCAAAACCATAGCTCAACTCTTCATCATCTTCCTCTACTTCCCTGTAGTAAAAATTATCATTCATTACATTTTCTCTTTTTCTGTGATAATAATTTCCTTTGCGATATTCTTCTTTCTTGAAACAATTTCCAACATCCTGTCGAAATAAGTTCCATTGAATGATTGGTAGTATATCGTGCATGGGTTCTTCTGACCTATCCTCCAAACCCTGTCCTCTGCCTGACTATTGTCACTGTCGGTAAAAGAAAAACTATTGAATACCACAACCGTTCCACCAATAAGAGTGATACCTGTAGAAGCAGATTGGATATTACCGATGAACACCCTTACATTATCATCATTCTGGAATTTATCCACAGCGATGTTCTTCTTCTTTTCGCTGATTTTTCCATTGTGATAAACACACTTATCCTTAAAGGCTTCGCGCAACTGGTCTATTTCGTTATCAAAAGAACAGAAAACAACAACTTTCCTACCTGTTGCAATACACTTCTCGACAAGCGACACCGTCCTTGATATCATTTTGTTGGCCAGCCATTGCCTCATTAGAGATACTTCTATGAGTTGTTTGTGTTTCTCTGTTTGTTCTTTGTCTTCCTGTAATTGTAGATATTCCTGCCAAAGATTATGGTATGACTCCTTTTCCTCATCCGTCATTGCATAATGAATACACTTGACTGTCTTTGGAACCATCTCAACAAAATCAGTCTTCAAACGACGCAGGTAATAAGGTTTGATTATCTCCCTCAACTCGTCCATATTCTGGTCATCACCTTGGACATAGAATTTCTTACACTTATTCTTCTCCAGATATTGGTTAAGGCCTTCCTTTTCTTTGACAGTAAGGTCATACCAACTATTCTTGTGTAAATCCTTGAGGAACATCGCAGTGTATGCGTCCCTTTCTTTCTTTTGGTAATGAGCCTGAACACCACAATAACGCTCCATATACCTATTCCAATCTCTCGTGACTGGAACATCGATAATTTTCAAAAGATTATATAGGTTCTTGGCTGAATTCGTTATCATCGTTCCCGTCAACTCAAAAATACCTTTCGGGTTGCTTCGTTCAACTAAGTCAGATATTAACTTGAACCTACCAGAAGTGTTGTTGGACAACTTGTGGGCTTCATCGATGATGATTAAATCATACTGGGCTTGGAAAAGTTGGCTCTCAGCCATTGCCTCTTTGATAATTTTAACGCTTCTGGCTGTAATTTCCTTCTCATGATACTCTGTAACAACCTCGCCTTCGTCATTCAGTTGAACAGTCTTCTCTTTAACCTTTTGCTTTGGGATTATATAGAAATTGTCAAGAATATCATAGTTGATGATAGTGTATTTTTTATCATCCCATTTGCTACCGCTGACAATGGTTATGTCTTCATCTTTTACAAAGTAATTAAGTTCTTTGCGCCACGTCTCCTTGACACTCTGGGGACAAATAATAAGAATATGCTTATAATCACCAACCAAAGAAGCAATAATTGAGGTTGTTGTTTTACCTCCACCCATTTCATCAGCCAAAATACACTTCTTGCGAAGCACTAAGAACTTTACAGCCTCCTTTTGATGCTCCATCACCTGTCGGGCACTTGTATTGTAGGGTGTAAAGTCAATTTGAAGGTTATGATAATCCTCCAACCAAAAATTTGTTATAAAAGCATCTTGGCTACATATAATCAACATACCCTTTTTCTGTGATTTCCTAAACCTCCCATAGAACACAACCAATCCCATTGCCTGACCCATGTACCAACCGACCTCAATTACTCTGGGCGTGAAGTCCAATTTTAGTTCTTCCTGTTTTTTCAAACCCCACCATTCCTTGATTTTAACCACCTTGCCAATGAATCTTGGTTCAAAGTTTAAATTTTCAAAGATGAAGTTGAAATGAAAGTCGTTCAGGTTCTTTTTATAACAATAAACTTCATTCCTCAACCGTTGAATATAACCGTTCGGACCATCATAGTTCTTGAGTAGGTCATATGCTTTTGCTTTATCTTCAAGTTGCAGTTTCAAAATTTTCTATATCTATGATTATATTAATATATTTAATAATTAAAATATAATAATATATAATTAATTTTCAAATAATTAATATATTATATTATAAAAAAAGAAAAATATATAAAAAGAAAAAAGTTTTTTTCAAAAAAAATCTTTGCAATATTATTTTTTTTAGTATCTTTGCCTCATCAAACTTGAATTTTTCAAAAAAAATATGGAAGAAGTTATAAAAATTCCTGCATATGAATTTTCCAACCTTGAAAGATTGGAAGACGGTCTTTCTTCTCTTTACGAACTGAAGAAAACTTGTGTTGACCCTAACAACCATGTTGGCGAATTAATCAATGAATATGAGGAGAACATCAAAAAAATAGAGAATGATTTGCAAGAGAAAGTTCATGTGTGGAAAACAACTCTTCTAAAATATTGGAAGATGGTTATTTCTACAATAGTGAATAACAGGGAATACGCACAAATTAAGTACATCTTTCCTTATAGATTAGTTGATGCTAACAACACATTGTTTACACTCACTGCTACTGACGATGATGTCTATACTGGTGGTGTTTACACCGAAACATATTCCATTGATGACCTTTCCAAGAATGACATTCTATTAAAAGAAATCAGTAAGGATGAATTTGAAAGAATAGTTCATAAGTCTTGCGATAACGCCATAACTTCAAGAATTAACAAAATTCTTTCTGATGGTTCGGTAGGAAAACATATCATCACCCAAGAATTGGACAAACCAAAACCTACCATAAACGACAACGAGGTTTATGTTGACCTTGGACTTCCCTCTGGAACACTATGGGCGAAATGCAACCTTGGTGCAAAGGCAGAAACTGACTTCGGCAAGTTCTTCCAGTGGGGTGACACACAGGGTTACGAAGGTGTTGATGAACATCAGTTTAGTTGGGAAGACTACAAGTTCGGAAACTATGACAGTCTAACTAAGTACAACAATACTGACGGTCTCACGCTCCTTGAGACTAGTGATGACCCTGTGTTTGCCGCGACAAGTGGACAAGCCTCCATGCCGACAAAGGCTCAACTTGAAGAACTCGTCAACAACACCAATCATGAGTGGGTGAGGTTGGAAAACGGTGTCAATGGCATGAAGTTCATCAATAAGAACGATGACACCAAATACATCTTCATCCCTGCGGCTGGCAATTGCTACGATGGTAGTCATCTCGGCGTAGGCTCTTGGGGCCGCGTCTGGTCTGCCTCTCGCAATGGGTCTAACGCAATCTACGCATGGTACATGTACTTCGATGCAGGTGATGTGAGCATGAGCGTCAGTGGCCGTTGCTTCGGTTTCTCTGTGCGTGGAGTTGTTGTCCCTCAGACAGAAACCTTTGATGAGATTGATGACACCGATGACGGACAACCTGTCGACCTTGGTCTGCCGAGTGGTACAAAGTGGATGAAGAGCAACATCGGTGCGACGAAGCCATCTGACTTCGGCAAGTTCTTCCAATGGGGTGACACACAGGGTTATAAAAATGAAAGTGAACACCAGTTCAACTGGGAAGACTACAAGTTCGGAAACTACAATAGTCTAACCAAATATAACAACACCGACCAACTCACGCTCCTGGAACCCAGTGATGACTCTGCTGTTGC